AATGTTAAAAGATAAGGTAAGAGAAAATGGCAACGGGAAGAATTACTAAAAAAGTTTTAGATTATATAGCTGATATAAACAAGCAGGCTAAACAAATGAATTATGTAAAAGAATTAAAAAAATCTGTAGAACATGGTAAGAATGGTACACAGAAATATGTAATTAAAGAAGGTGAAAACAAAGGTAAGATAGTATGACGGAGTTAGTGGTAGCATTACTTATGATTGTACAAGGAGAGATTAAGGAAGCGCGTATACAACCATCTATGTCTGAATGTTTGAAAGGTAAGAGGGTTGCAAAACGTAGCACGAAAGATGGTGGACATGTCAAGTACCAATGCATAAAATCTATGGCAGAGTTAGAGTCAAATATAGATGGAAGTTTATCAATTAAGAAACTTATTTTAGAATAGGAGTTATATGAATCTTTCACGTAATTTTACTTTATCAGAATTAATTAAATCGGATACCGCGATACGTAAGGGTATTAATAATAATCCTAATGCAGAACAAATAGAAAAATTAAAAGCATTGTGTGAAAATATTTTACAGCCAGTACGTGATCACTTTGGCAGGGTTAAGATAACCTCGGGCTACAGGTCCGTAGAGTTGTGTGAAGCCATCGGCAGCTCGAGCAGGTCACAACATGCAAAAGCTGAGGCGGCAGATTTTGAATGTATTGGTGTAGACAACGCTGAACTTTTTGATTGGATCAAATCAAACCTTACACCAGATCAATTGATCCTTGAGTTCTACACTCCGGGGGAGCCTAACAGCGGGTGGATCCACGCGAGCTGGGTAGAAGGCACACCACGAGCATCTTTCTTACACGCATTTAAATCAGAAGGTAAAACTAAATATAAACCTGTAATGGGAAAAGCTAAAGATATTTTAATTTAATGAAAAAAATTATTGTTTTAGGAGGAGGTGCAGCGGGTTGGTTAACTGCATTATTTTTAAAAAAAATTTATAATAATTATAATATCTCTTTAATTGAAAGTAAAAAAATAGGAATTCTTGGAGCAGGTGAAGGATCTACGCCACATCTAGTGCATTTTTTAAGATTCTTAGATGTGGATGTTAAAGATTTAGTGAATAAAACTCAAGCAACAATAAAAAATGGAATTAGTTTTGAAAATTGGAATGGTGATAATAAAAAATATTTTCACGGATTCATGTGTAAAAATGAATTCAATAATTTTAAAATTAAAAAGATATTTAACAATGATTGTTATAATCAATTTATTAATAATTGTATAAGTGAAAATTTAGACTTAGATGAATATACTTATTCTGGTTTATTAACTAAAAGCAAAAAAGTTGATATCGATAACCAGGAAATTTCCATACATTTTGATGCACACAAAATCGCAGATTATTTAAAAAATTTATCAATTAAAAGAGGTGTTAATTATTATGAAGGAGACGCATGTTCTTTTGAACAAGACCAAACTGGCGACATAAACAAAATTATTTTAGAAGATAAAAGTAAGCATGAATGTGATTTTATTTTTGACTGTAGCGGTTTTAAAAGATTAATAATTGGTAAATTATTTAAAACAAAATGGATCGATTATCAAAAATATTTACCAATGAAAAAAGCTGTGCCGTTTTTTCTTGATCAAGAAAAAGAAATCGAACCTTGTACACATGCCATTGCTATGAAATATGGTTGGATATGGAAAATACCACTTCAACATAGATTTGGTGCTGGATATATTTTTGACTCCGATTTTATAAATGCAGATGAAGCCTTAGATGAAGCGGAAAAAAAATTCAATCAAAAACTGAACTCTCCTAAAATTATTTCTTTTGATGCAGGAAGGTTTGAAAAGGTTTGGGTAAAAAATTGTATGGCCGTGGGTTTAGCTGCTGGATTCACAGAACCTATTGAAGCTACATCTTTATACATAACTGTTAGTCAACTAGAATTGTTAGTTCATTTTAAAGAATATTTATTTGAAGCCAACGAATATAAAAAAAATAATTTCAACGAAATAATGGGTAATTCAAATGATGATATTTTAGATTTTTTATATTTACATTATTTAACAAAAAGAAAAGATTCAGATTTTTGGAAAAACTTTAGAAAAAACACAAAGATGCCAAATGGGTTATTAGATAAATTAGAAAGTGTAACAAATAATAATTTTTTAGAAACTAATTTTACTACTAAAAAAATTCATGCATCTTTCAATTTGATAAGCTATTTATTAGTTGCTAATGGACTTGGATTATTAAATTCTAACGAAGTAAAAAAAATAAACGATCTAGAGCCAGATATAAGACAATATCAAAATTTTATGTTATCTAGCGTCAATCGTACTGTGAGTCATACAAATTTTTTACAGACATTGAAAACCATTTAAATTTGAAGTATTATAAATCATGGCAATATCTAGATCACAAATAACAAAACAAGTAGAGGGAAAATTAAGAGGTGCGCGAGGTGAAAAAAAGAGAAAAGCACAAGTTAAATACAAACCCTATCGCAAAAAACCTAAGGTCTTCAAAATTTAGTCAAAAAGTGATACAATCTAAAAAATTGTATAACCGTAAAAAGGATAATAATGGCTACTTCAGGGACAACTAGTTTTGATCTTAAAATTGATGAAATTATAGATGAGGGTTACGAAAGATGTGGTTTATCTACTAATGCAGGTTATGATTTAAGATCTGCAAGAAGATCTTTAAATTTATTATTTGCCGAGTGGGCTAACAGAGGAATACATCTTTGGAAAGTTGCTCTCCATGAAAATGCTTTAGTTTCAGGTCAAGCAGAATATACTGTAAGTGCTGGAGTTAGTGATGTATTAGAAGCATTTATTTCATCAACTGCTGCAGGTTCAAACACAGCTAACACACAAGATGTTTCATTAACAAAAATTGACAGATCTGCTTATGCTGCATTACCTAACAAGTTAGCTACAGGACAACCATCACAGTATTATGTCGAAAGAGAAACAACTCCAAAAATATATGTCTATCAAGCACCCGATTTAAATACATACACAACTTTAAAATATTATGTAATTAAAAGAATCGAAGATGCAGGTGCTTATACTAATGATCCTGATATTGTTTATAGATTTTTACCATGTATGTGTGCGGGATTAGCTTATTACTTAGCTATGAAAAAAGCACCAAGTTTAGTTCAGCAAAACAAATTAGTTTACGAAGATGAATTGAAAAGAGCTTTAGATGAAGATGGACAAAGAACTTCTACTTACATCACACCTCAATCATTTTATCCTACTGGAGTTTAATTATGGCAAAATATGCAACAGGTAAAAGAAGTCAGGCAATATCAGATAGATCAGGTATGGCATTTCCATATACTGAAATGGTTAAAGAATGGAATGGTTCATTAGTGCATTATTCAGAGTTTGAGCCTAAGCATCCACAGATAAGAAGAAAACATGTAACTGCAGATGCTATCGCTCTTCGTAATACAAGAAATATGAAATTTCAACAACCATCAGTAAAATTTTCAAATGATGTGACTATATCAGATTCAGGTGGGGCATCTGTTGGTGTAGCAAATTTATCTTTGCCTGGAGACTTTGCATTTAAAACACAGGATTTTAAAATAATAAGAAATGGTGTTACTTCAATAATTCATAGTATGATTCCAGAGGATCCTTCTTTACAAAATAGAAGAAGAGAGCTTTTAAGCAATGTAGGACAAGTGGAGGTAAGTATTTCATAATGGCTATTACACACTCAAATTTTTTGACACAAGTAAGAAACTATACTGAAGTAAGTAGTAGTGTTCTTTCAGATTCTATTATACAAGACTTCATAAGATCAGTTGAATTAGATGTTGCAGGAAAAGTTGATTATGATGATCTAAGGAAATATTCTACATCTAATTTTACAGCAGGTAACAGATACGTAACCTTACCTTCTGATTTACTTATAATTAGATCTGTTCAAGTAATAGATGGAAGTTCAAGAGTTTTTTTAGAAAAAAGAGATACTAGTTTTATTTCTGAATATAATGGATCTGGTGCACAAGGAACGCCTAAATATTTTGCAAATTGGGACGATTTTACAATTTTAGTAGCTCCTATTCCAGCTACAGCATTATCAATACAAATAAATTATATAATTGATCCTCCTAAATTTACTTCAACAAATAATACATTTTTATCAACTTATCAGGAGTCAATGTTACTTCATGGTGTTTTAACAGAAGCTTTTAGGTATTTAAAAGGGCCCATGGATATGTACAATTTATATGAAAAGAAGTACAATGAAGAGGTACAGAATTTTGCCCTACAACAAATGGGTAGAAGAAGACGAGCGGAGTATGATGACGGAGTACCAAGAGTAAAAATTCCTAGTCAAACTCCAAATACAACTTATTAAGGAGAACAACATGGCAATAACAACAAATGCAATATGTGATTCTTTTAAAAAAGAATTACTACAAGGAAAACATGACTTTGATACATCATCTGACACTTACAAGTTAGCGATGTACACAAGTTCTGCAACTTTAGGTAAATCAACAACTAACTATACAACTGGAAACGAAGTTTCTTCACCATCAGGATATTCTGCTGGCGGAAAGGCTCTTGTTAATCAAGGTGTAAAAGTTTCATCTTCAGTAGCGATTACTGATTTTGCTGATTTATCATTTGTGGGTGTTACACTTACTGCAAGAGGTGCATTAATTTACAATACAACAACTGACGGTGGTTCAAATACTACTGATGCAGTTGCTGTATTAGATTTTGGTGGAGACAAAACTGCAACTTCAGGAACGTTTACAATTCAGTTCCCTGCATTTACAACCTCTGCTTCTATCTTAAGATTAGCGTAAGGATTAAAATGATATGGCCACTGGATGGGGACGAAAGACATGGGGAGCATCAGATTGGGGAGACCTATCTGACGAACTAGTCTCAGTCAGTGGCATATCAGGAACTTTTTCAATAGGCTCAGTAACAACTACTGCTAACGCAGATGTAGATGTTACAGGAGTACAATTAGCATCTTCTCAAGGCACAACAGTTGGTGGCACTTCAGTTTTAATAGAAAATCCTGGACCTGTTACAATGTCAATAGGTGTAGGAAGCTCAACTATTGGTATTGGTGTACCAGTAGGAAGCGTTTCTGCAACTTTTAGTATTGGTGCTGCTACAGTAGACGAATCACAACTTACAGGTATTGGTTGGGGTAGAAGAGCTTGGGGTAATCTTGCTTGGGGTGAAGCTTTTTCAGTAATTGCAACTGGACAAACTTTAACTTCTGCAATTGGTTCTTCAATAGCTAGTGTAGACGTAAGTGTTTCAGTTACAAGCGCAGGACAACTTACTTCTACTTTTGGAAGTTTCTCATTACAAATTGACCAGGACATAACTGTTTTTGCAGCTGAGGATCAACTTGATTTTACAATAGGATCACTAGAATTTGATGCAGACGCAAATGTGTCTGTCACCAGCGCAGGATCTTTAACAGGATCTATAGGTACGACTGTAGCAGGATTAAAAACTCCTGTAGATGTAACAGGTATTGCAGCCACGTTTACATTAGGTACTTTTTCATTAGTTCAAACTACAACAGAGTCCGTAACAGGCCAATCAGCTACAATGTCTCTAGGTCAACATGCAGAGATACCTGGACAAATAATTGGTGTTTCTGGTCAACAAATGTCTAGCTCTATCGGATCAGTGACTGCTACTGGTACTGCTGGTATTGATGTAACTGGTATACAGATGACAGCTAGTGTAGGAAATGTTAATATAACTGCATGGCAAGAAGTAGACCCTGGAGTTAATAATGTATGGACAGAGGTTGATTTAGCTGCGTGATTGAGTTAAAATATAGACACTACTAAGGAGAATTTTTTATGGCATCAAGTTATTCAAGCGATCTCAAACTCGAACTAATGGTTACTGGTGAAAATGCCGGTACATGGGGAGATAAAACAAATAATAATTTAAATTTAGTACAACAAGCTGTTGCAGGTTTTGAACAGGTTACACTATCTAGCGGTGGAACTTTAGCTTTAGTAATGACTGATGGAACAATATCAAACGCAAGAAATTTAGTTATTAAATTTGCAACTGCAACAATTGCAGCGAGCACAGTTTGTACAATACCAGATTCAATTGAAAAATTTTATATTTTTGATGCAACAGGATTAACTAATCCAAGTAATTTAACAATTAAAACTGCAAGTGGAACTGGTTTTACTTTAGACCAAGCAAAAATTTATGCAGCGTATTCTGATGGTACAAATCTAAATGAAATTTCTTTAGATACACTTGGCGGAACTGTTGCTGCAGCAAATTTAACAGGAACAATATCTACATCACAAATTGCTGATGATGCTGTTACATATGCAAAAATTCAAGACACTACGACTGCAAACAGAGTAATAGGAGCTGCATCAGCTGGTGCAGTTGGAGAAGTTCAAGTCGCAACTGACATGGTTGCAGATGATGCTATAACAGCAGCCAAACTAGAAGACACTACAGTAAGTGCTGGTTCTTACACTGCAGCATCAATAACTGTAGACGCACAAGGAAGACTTACTGCTGCATCTTCAGGAGCAGCTGCATCCGCACCAATGATTTTAACATTTGCAGATATAGGACCTAATTCTGGAACTTTCACAGCTCAACCTAACTCAAGTAAAGTACACGTTTACATGAGAGGTGGTGGCGGTGGCGGAGGTGGTCACTGGGGTCTTAATGGTAATAATCCAGGAGGACAAGGTGGAGACGGTGGTTTTGGTTTTTTCAGTCAACCTATTTCTCAACCTTATGCAGTTCCTTATTCATTAGGACAAGGAGGACCAAGAGGAAACGTTTGGACTAACAGTCCACAACAATCAGGAGCTCAAGCTTCTGCAGGACAAGCTTCAAATTTTGTTCACTCTCCCACTGTTACCTTTGCAGCAAATGGGGGTAATGCTGGTAATGGAGGATCAAATGGACCTGGTAACCCAGGCAACCCTGGAAGCACAAGTTCTGCAACTTATGCGTATCCAACCAGTAATAATACATCACAAAATTATTTTTATATGGGAGCAGGTAGTGGAGGACTGAGATATCAAGGAACAGTAGGTCCCACACCAACTAATAGACTTCCGGATAATATATATGACACTCCTGGAAAAGGTGGACTTGCATCTCAAGCTGGGCAACCTACATCAAATGCACGATCAGGAGTACCAGGTTCAATTTTAGTATATGAGGATTTAGGATAGTATTATGGCAAAATTATTATTTGTTAATGACTTAGGTCAAACTCCATCAAATTTTATAGGAGCTGGGTCAACATCAACAGACTTAGAATATTTACAAAAAGATTTAAGTAAATGTGAACAAGTTGATATAACTGAAGATCAATATGTTGGAATACTAACTGGTCAAAAGGTATTAAATTTTACAGATAGCGGTGTAAGTGTTCTTGATGAACCTGAAGATTATGATAATCCTACTGGACAGACTATAGATCCAACTACAGGACAAGAAAAAGAAAAAGAGCCTGTTCCTCAAGTAGATAAAGAATCTTTTACTATAGATTTAAATTATCTAATTGCAATTTTAAAAGAAAGAATTGAAAAAAAACCTAGCCACTCACAAATAACAAAAGCCCAAGAATGCTTAGATTATTTAAATGGTATTGATGTAGATTCTCTTTCATATCCACATGATGATGTAAATGTTAAAATGTTTAAGGATAACAAATATATAAACATTAGATATTTCTAGACTATCTTCAAAATTCATGTATTTTTGATTATATGTTTGAAAAAAATATAATAGAATTTCAATATCCAAAAGGTCAAAAAAAACTATTAGAAGATGTATTTCCAATACCTGCTAAATTAAATTTACCAGACTGGTTTAAAAAACTTAAATTTAATATGCAAAATAAAACTATAAGAGGATGTATTCCTTTTATGGATACTTTAACTTCTGGATACATTTTAAAAATGCCTCAAGATTTTTATATAAAACACAACTTTATTAATGATAAACAAGAAAAAGATAGTGTCTATCGTTTTAGTTTTCAAGAAGCCCATGGACAAATATGGCCAAGATTAAACTTGAATACTGAGCACCCTCAGGTGCACAATCCTTCTCAACTTGGAGAAGGTTGTCCTTTTCATGAAAAAAATAAAGGTTTAGCATATTACAAAATATTGAATCCTTTTATCATTAAAACACCACCAGGTTATTCTTGTTTATTTACTCCACCACTTAATAACCGAGATGATAGATTTGAAATTATTTCAGGCATAGTTGATACAGATAAATTTCCAAATTACATAAATTTTCCAATAATAATTAACGGTGATAAATATCCAAATTTAGAAACGACTATTGAACGAGGTTTACCTTATGTTCAAGTGATACCTTTTAAAAGAGAAAATTGGCAAATGGAAATTAAAACTATGACAGAATCTCATAATAATATTTTATTGCAAAGTATAAAAAAAATTGTTTATACTTACAAAAAGTTCTTTTGGTCAAAAAAAACATGGAATTAGATAAATTTATAAAAGTTTACGACAATTTTTTTAAACCTGAAGCGGTCGCAAGCTTGATTAAATACTTAAATAATAAGTCAAATTTTAAACAAGCACGAATTATTGGAAACCATCAAGGTAAAAATGTAGAAGATAAAAGTCAAAGAAATACTCAACAATCACCTTTTGATATTAAGACTATGTCAGGAGTGCATTGGTTAAACGTTACAAAGTTTTTAGTTCATAATGTTTTCATGAGATACAACCAAGAGTTTCCTACAGCAGCGTGTCAAGTTTTGGAAGTAACACCTTTATTGTATGAAGAAGGAGGATTTTATAAAATACATTCTGATCACCACGCAACAATTCCAAGAACAATAAGTGTAATTATTTTTTTAAATAATGACTATGAAGGTGGAGAATTAAATTTCCATGATGTCACTAGTCCAAAAGGAGACAAAATATTTAAAGTAATTAAACCTCATCCAGGTCGAATAGTGATGTGGCCGTCTAATTTTTTATATCCACATTCTGTTTCAACAGTTACTAAAGGAAGGAGATACACGTTAGTTTCATGGATACTATAGAAAAAAATTTTAAATATAAAATAATTAAAAATATTTTAACTTCCGAAGAGTTAGAAATAATAAAAGAGTATTTAAAGTATAAACACATTAATAATTTAGATTGTTTTGATGAAATACAAAATAATAATTATGATACCTATTTTTATAAAGACGCTCTTATTCAAACTTTTTTACTTAAAAAACAAAAGATTATAGAAAAAACAATTAACAAAGATTTATTACCTACATATAGTTTTTTCAGATTATATACTTATAATTCAGATTTAAAAAAACACACAGATAGAGAAGCCTGTGAATTAAGTGTAACAGTATTTGTAGATGCTGATAAACCAGATTGGCCATTATACATAGATGGTGAACCAGTTGTATTAGAAGCTGGGGATGGTGTAATTTATAATGGCACTAAATATGAACACTGGAGAGAAAACTATGATGGAGATTACCATATGCAATTTTTTTTACACTACGTCTACAAAGACGGAAATTTTACAGATCTAGCAGGAGATCCACAATGAGAATAATTCAAAAAGAAAATGGGGATGGAGCAATAATATTTACAAATCAAGAACGAGAAATAATCTATAAAAATGGAAATTTAAAGTTTGAAGCTATAACTTTAAAACATTTTGCCAATACTCTTGTTCATATAGCTAGTAAAATTAATGAAAAGTTTGATCCAAAGGTACAAAAAATTTTAACTAGTGAAGCTCAACATTTAAAGGGTAAATAGAGCATCTTTTTTCTAACCAATTTAAGTGGTATAATTGACTATGCCTTTAACAAATGTACAGATACAACCTGGATTTAATAAACAAGTCACTCAGACAGGAGCTGAAGGACAATGGACAGATGGAGACTTTGTAAGATTTAGATATGGTCTACCAGAAAAAATAGGTGGATGGGCAGAAATTTTAGACAATACTATTGTAGGTGCTGCTAGAGAACAATTTATTTGGGCTGATTTAGATGGCAGAAGGTATGCAGCGATTGGCACAAATAAAGTTTTGATTATTTATTATGAAGGATCTTTTTATGATATTACTCCTTTAGACACAGCTTTAAGTGGTTGCACGTTTGATACAGTAAATACTTCTGCTACTGTAACTGTTAATAAAGCTGCACACTCATTAGAACCTGGAGATTTATTTACTTTTACATCAGTCACACCACCCACAGGAGCTGGATATATAGCTTCAGATTTTGAAACAAATACTTTTCAAGTAATTACTGTTCCTAATAGTGATTCATTTACCATTACAATGGCATCAGCTGCTGGAACAACTGTCAATGGAAGCGGCTCTGCTACTATAAACCCTTATGTAAAAGCAGGAAGTTTAAATTCTACTTTTGGTTTTGGATGGGGCACAGCTTTATGGGGTGGAGGACAACAATTATTTGGAACTTTAAATGGTGCTCTTTTAGATGACACAGCTGGAACTGGTGGATCTGGGACTTCAATAACTTTAGCATCAACTACAGGTTTTCCTACTTCAGGAACTATTAAAGTTGGAGCAGAGTTTATTTCATACACAGGAATTTCATCGAATGATTTAACAGGAATTACTAGAGCTGTTGCTGGTACAAGATCTGCACACTCAAATGGTGCAGGTGTAGAATTTTTTACTGCTTGGGGAGAAGACTCTCTTTCACAAACTTTAACAATCGATCCAGCTTCTTGGTCACTAGATAATTTTGGAGAACAACTTATAGCTACAATTAAAAATGGAAAATCTTTTTCTTGGAATCCAATAAATTCAAATCCAAATGCTTTAACAACAAGAGCAACTATTATTTCAAACGCACCAACAGCATCTGTTTTGTCCTTAGTGTCAGACCGTGACAGACACTTGTTTATGTTAGGAACAGAAACAACAGTTGGTACACCAGGAACACAAGATAAAATGTTTATTAGGTTTTCAGATCAAGAAGATACTACTGATTACACACCAACTTCTATAAATACCGCAGGATCTTTTAGATTAGATTCCGGATCAAAAATCGTTGGTGCTATAAAAGGTAAAGACTACACTTTTGTTTTAACAGATAACGCTGCTTACGTAATACAATTTGTTGGACCACCTTTTACATTTTCAGTTAGACAAGTAGGATCTAATTGTGGATGTATTGGTCAACATGCAATGAAATATGTAAACGGAGTTGTATATTGGATGGGTGAGTCAGGGGGATTCTTTGTTTATGATGGTACAGTAAAAGCTCTACCATGTTTAGTTGAAGATTTTGTATTTACGACTAAAGGCTCTAATTTAGGAATTAGTTATGGAGATGGGGAATCAGTGTATGCTGGTCTTAATCATTTATATGAAGAAGTAACTTGGTTTTATCCTAAAAGCGGAAGTTCAAATATTGATAGATGTGTAACTTACAATTATCAAAATGGCACTTGGACAACAGGATCATTAGCAAGAACTACATGGTCTGATGCTAATTTATATGATGTACCATACGCTACTGAATTCTCTTCAACAGGTGTTCCAACTTTTCCGACAATACAAGGAGTAACTAATATCAATGGCTCAACTATTTACTATGCCCATGAAACAGGTGTTAACCAAACTGACTTTCAAGGAAACAAAACAGCTATACCTGCTTTTATACAATCTGGAGATTTTGATTTAAGTATAAATGGAGATGGTCAAATGTTTATGAGTATGAGAAGATTTGTACCAGATTTTAAAGTTTTACAGGGCAATGCTCAAATAACAATAAATTTAAGAGACTATCCAACGGACACCGAAGCGTCCTCTCCATTAGGTCCATTTACAATAACAAGTTCAACTGATAAAGTAGATACCCGTGCAAGATCACGGTTTGCAAATTTAAAAATTGCGAATACGTCAACAGATGAAAACTGGAGATATGGTACTTTTAGAGCTGATATTCAACCTGATGGAATGAGAGGATAATGGAAAATTTATTACCACCTATGTATGACGATACTAATATGGGTATTGCAGGTTTAGAAAGTAATGTTGGTGCTGGACCAGTTGTTTTTCCTGATCCAAAAGAAATTGCAAAAAATATAGCAAAATCAAAAGCTATAGAGTTTGGAGTAGCTAAATTAGGTTTACCTGAAATAGCAGGAACAATTTTAGGAGGTAATGCTCTTTATTCTAATCCTTTAGGTTTAGCCGCATTCGGTCCTGCAGGACTTGGTATTGGTGCTTTAGCTGGTGCAAGTTCGAATATGCAATCAAGTTTATTTGGAAGATCTGCTACAATCGCTGATTATTTACAAGCTAAAAGAAACGAAAAAATTGCAAACCAAGTTGCAAACAGAGGTGCAATTAAACAAAATCAAGCTTTGAGTCAACAACTATTACAAGCACCTGTAACAAACCAAGATGCAAATCGTGGTGGACAATATCAAGGTGGAGGCGGAGGAGGTATGTCTGCAAATGCTAGCACAGGCACATCAGCAGAGAGGGGAGCAGCTTTACATGGCTAGAGTAGATATTATAATTCCAGAACCTACACCAGAATACACTGAAGAAAATCAAAGACAGGTATCTCAATCTTTACGAACTATGCAAGATAAGTTAAACACTTCCTATCAAAAAGAAATAAAAAATGAACAGGATGCTTTTAGTTACTTTTTAACATGACAATAAGATATAAAAATCAAGGTTTCAAACAAGCCAGTACAGGTAAAACAACTGTGTTTACATGTCCTAGTGATGCAACAGTTATAGTTAAAAGTGTTTATTGTGCTAATAATGATGCCTCTTCTGCTGTTTTAGTTAATATGAATTTAGTTGACTCATCTGACTCGAGTGCTGAGTATGAATTTTTTAGAGATGATATAGCTGCCAAATCACAAGTAAATGCTACACCACAAGGTTTAAATTTAGAAGCAGGTGATGCTATAACAGTACAAGCAGCTACAGGAAGTAATACAATTCAGGGTGCGATTAGTTACGCTCAAATAGATAGATCACAAGAGAATGGCTAGACAAAAATTCGTACACTACGTCCCTAGACCAAAACCTAGAAAACGTCCAGGTCGTCATAAAAAAAGTCTTAACAAAAGTGAGAAAAGATCGTATAAGAAATATCACCGACAAGGTAGATAATGATTGTTAGACATTACAAATTTCCTATTGAATATCCAATACAGTTTATGCAAATTAAATTAAAAAACTTAGATAATGATTATTTTATAGATCAAATAAAAAATAATATTGATAAAAAATTAAGCTATGTAACTAATGTTCACGGAAAAATGACAAAATGGAAATCTTTTAATGAAGATAAAAAATTTAGAGATTTGTTATATTCAATGTATAAAAATTTTCAATTAGATTTGTTAAAAGAATGCCAGTTACAAGATTCTTGGGGTATAATGTTGGAACCAAATGATGAAACTGATCTACATAACCATGAGGGCAGCACTGCATCAGGTATAATTTATTTAAATGATTGCAAAAACAAAATTATTTTTCCACAAATTAATACTGAAATTGATGTTGAAAAAAATACTTGTTTAATTTTTTCAAGTTTATTGAATCATTATACTACTCCAGTAGAAGAAGGAACAAAATTTGCCATTGCTTTTAACGTAAAAAATGTTAAGGATTGGAGTAAATATGAATGATATTCCTAAAATACCTGCAGAAGCAAAAGAAGTAATAAAAAATAAAAGAACTGGAAAAATATATGCTGATAAAGCTGAGTTTGATTCTGATGTTGCTGATCCCAATACTGATACTACTGTGGATGATTTTAGACAAGATCTCGAAATAAAAGTGACTAGAGTAAATATAGAAGCACTGACAAAAAAATAATTTTTTAAATGACAATCAAACCTAGAGGAGCAACAGAACTACAACAGGAGTTGCTTGAAAAGTATGTATCAAAAGATTTATTAGATAAGTTTCAAATATGTACATCTATACCAGGAAAAGTACCGCTAGATCCTAGTAAAATAAATATTTTATGGCAAAAGAACTCTTGGGATCAACCCAACTTACAAAGTTTTTTTAGAAACAAAAGTAGACATTATGAGTATGATTGGTATGTTTTTAATTCACATTGGTGTTATGAAAAATTTAGATATTTTTTTCAAATACCTGAAGAAAAATCTATTGTAATTAAAAACGGAGCTAGTCATTTTCCTAAAAGGAAAATCTATAAACAAGGGGAACCTATAAGAATAATACATCATTGCACTCCTTGGAGAGGATTAAACGTATTGTTACTTGCAATGCAATTAGTGCAAAATAAAAATGTTACTTTGGATGTATATAGTTCAAATGATGTTTACGGTAGTGAATTTGCAACTAAGGCAAATGAAAGTACAAAAGGTTTGTTTGATCAAGCTAAAAAATTACCTAATGTTAATTACATTGGTTATAAACCTAACGAATATATATTAGAACATCTTACTGATTATGATTTATTTGTTTATCCATCTATATTTGAAGAGACTTTTTGTGCTTCAGCTTTAGAGGCATTAGCTGCAGGATTACATGTAATAACAACAAACTTTGGAGCTTTACCAGAAACATGTGCAGAGTGGCCTGTGTATATTAATTATACAAAAGATTTAGAATTATTGGCTGCATCAACAGCAGGAGCAATTGATGTTGCAGCGAGTTATCTTCATACCGATACAATTCAAGATCATTTAAATGAACAACAAAAATATTACAAACAATTTTATAGTTGGGATAAAAAAGCTATAGAATGGGAAAACTTTTTGAAAGGAGCCATAAGTGTCAAACAATAAATATATAAACGAAGATACATATCAAACATTACAAGAAGTAACTATAGAAACTCAATCAGATTACGAAAAAGCAATTGAGCCTTTATGGAAAGAAAACAAAGACCAGTTCAAAGGTATTGAAGTGTTTGTTGCAACACCTGTTCACAGTGATGTTTCAATACATTACACACAAGCTTTAATAGAGTTTCAACAGGAATGTTTTAAGAAAAAGCTTAAAGTATCTTTTCATTTAATTAAATCATCTTTAGTTACACAAGGAAGAAATTTGTCTGTTGCAGGATTTCTTGAATCAAAAGCAACGCACTTATTATTTATAGATTCAGATATCTATTTTCAAGGTAAGTCTATATTTGCAATGCTAAAAGCAGATAAACATATTATTTCTGTTCCATATCCATTAAAAACTTTGATGTGGGATAAAGCATTTAATAAAATGAAAGAAGGTCAAATAAAGTCACCTGATGATATAAGAAAAGCTTTACATACTTATCCAATGAAAGTTCCTGATCCTAACAATATTAAACTTGATAAAGGAGTAATGGAAGTAACTGATTCACCAACAGGATGTATGCTTATCAAAAGAGAAGTTATACAGAAAATGATTGAGAAGTATCCTGACAAAGAAATAGTACAAAAGACTGTTATAAATGGAAAGTATGTCAACAAACCAAATATGTGGAATTTTTTTGACACTCTACACGACCCAAAAGAGAAGACTTATAATGGTGAAGATTTTGCCTTTTGTAAGCTTTGGAGAGATCTGGGTGGTAAATGTTATGCTTATGTTAATGATGCTATAGTGCATATTGGAGAACACCAATATCAAGGCAAGTTTTACGATGAGTTGATATCAAGCAAGTAAAATGGTAATATTGTTTACTCAAGATCTTAAAAGGAGAATATAATAATATGCCAATAGCAAGTATGATACCTTACGCACTAGCTGCCTATGGAGGATTAAGAGGTTATCAACAAGCAAAAGACTCAGGAGCTACAGGTTTAGGTAGACTTATCGGAGGAGCAGCAGGGGCTTATGGTGGATATCAATTAGGTAATATGATTCCAGGAGTAACTCCTAATCCTGCTTTTTCAGCTCAAAGATCAATATCTGACATTGGAAATTATAGAGGTGGTGCTGATATGGCTACAGTGTTAGCAAAAGGTACAGAAAAAGTAAAAGATAAAAGAGGTATCATAGATATATTATTGAAAAAACAAAGTGGTGAAACTGATCCACTAAAAGTTTCTGCACTAATTGCTGCAGGACTTTACGGAAGCGGTGCTTTCGAACAAGGGCCAACGGATGTTTTCACACCGACATATAACGTAGGTTATGCTGACTTTGCAAAAAACAGACCAGGCTATACATACATAGATCCTACAACAGGACAAGAAAAAGAATATTCAAGTGTTTATATTCCTGAAGCTGATCCAAAAAATCAAGGTGATTTTAGAATGGGTCCATATGCTATGGACAAAACAAGATTAAAAACAGGTGGCTTAGCTGAAATAAAAAAATTTAATGAGGGTGGTATTAACTATCTTCCATCAAAAGTTTCACATGACGAAAACGATGCTAACAATTATGTTAGGGCATTAGGTTATGTAGAGGACGGATCTGGAAACGGAGACAAGGACGAAGATACAATGTTGGCTCAATTAGCAGACGGAGAGTTTGTAACAAGAGCAGATGGAGTGTTAGGTGCTGGAATCATAGCTGGAGCAAATCCAAATAGTATGAAAGACATGCGAGAAAAAGGTGCAGCTTACTTCTATGAACAGCAAAAAAGATACAAAAGAGTATTTGATTTATTGAAGGATAGTTATGGCACAACAGCAAAAAAAAATTAAACCGTTAGTAAGTATTTTACCATTAGAGCCAAAAGACATTGAAAGGTTTTGGCCTTTAGCTGAATTCATGGTTGCTGAGTCTTTAGCATATTCAGGTAAATATGCAGAATCAAAAGATATTTTAAATTGGTTAAAAAAAGACGAAATGCAATGTTGGATTATGTTTGGATCTGATGAACTTGAAGAGAATAAAGTATTTGGTATTTGCATTGGAAGAATAGGTGTACTACCTAATTACAATCAATATGAACTTGTAATTTGCACAGGAAGAAGAAGAGATCTTTGGCAAGATAGTTTAGAAGCAGAAATAGTAAAATTTGCAAAAGCAAATGATTGCAAACGATTGAGTATTTTAGCCCGACCAGGTTGGAAAAGAGTAACAAAACAATATGGTTGGAAAGAAAGACATATACAACTAGAGAAATGGATATAATATGAGTTTTTTTTCAGGATCAAGAAGTTCACCAGCTTCAACACCAACTGCACAAACACAATTTATAAGAGAAGCACCAGGTATCGAAGAACGAAAACTGGAATTGATGGACATTGCAAGACAAGTTGCACAACAACCAATTAATTTACCTGACGTTCAAGTTGCTCCATTAGGTGCTTTAGAACAACAAGGCTTAACTCAAGCAGGAGCTACAGGTGTAGGTGCTGGAACAGTCAATCAAGGAATAGCTGCGTTGAATCAAGCAGTTACTCCTGTAGGTGCTTCACAAATAAATCAGTTTTTAAATCCATATCAATCTTATGTAAATGACGAAATTTTAAGACAATCAGGTATCATGCAAAATCAAATAGCTGCTAACGCAGTTGGATCTGGTGCTTTTGGTGGTGGTAGAGAAGGTGTTCAACAAGCAGAATTACAAAAAAGAACTTTAGAAGCAATCGGAAGATCTAATCAAATGGGCTTCCAACAGGCATTAGGAGCTGCTCAAAGACAGCAACAATTAGGATTAGCAGGTGGACAGCAGTTAGCTAACGTAGGTGCTGGTCAACAACAAATGGCTCAAAGAGACATTTCGCAATTAATGAGTGCAGGTGGTGTACAAAGAGAACTTGCACAAAAAGCACTTGATGCACAAAGAGCTTCAACGTTACAACAACAATACGAACCATATCAAAGAGCAGAATTTTTATCAAACCTGTATGCTGCAGGACCTAAATCACAATCAAGTGTTACTATGGGAACTCAACCTAATACGAGCCCATTAGCACAATCGGTTGGTACTGGTATAGGTGCATTCGCAGCATTCCAAGGTGTACAACCAAAGTAGGTAAGCTCCATGAATAAAGTATTACATAGACCTTTGTTTAGACAGGTTGCACTTAAAAAAGGTTATATAGCCCCTATTAAAGCGCGTACGGGAAAAAGTATTGGCCCTATGAGACCACCAGTTCCTGCAGTGATTCCACAAATGGGAACACCTGTGGGTGCTCCGTACAATTATGGTGTTGCATTAAGAAAACAACCAACATTTTTTGAAAGAATGGGCACTGGAGCTAAAAGTTTAGGAAGAGGATTATTTAGTCTTCCTGCCATTGGAGGTTTTTATGCTGGAGATAAAGTTGCACAAGCTTTAGCTATAAATGACCCTATTGGTAGAACAGCGTTTGGGTTAGGTGGTAGTTATGCTGCAAGTAAAGCATTACCCGGACTTGCGAGCATAGGTGCATTACCAAGCATGGGTATTTTAGCTGTAGGTGGCTTAGGATATATGGGTAAGAAAGCACAAGAAGAATTTGATGCACTACCTAAAAAAGAACAAGAAAGAATTAAAAAAGAAAGAGCAGAGTTTGCAAGTTCAGTAGAAGACTTTGGATCTTTACCACAAGGAATATTAGGTAAAATCAAACCGGCTACACTTGATGAAATCGTGAAAAAAACAACTCCAAATCCTGGGAGTGGAAGACCAGGTTCAAAATCATTTGGTGAAAAACAAAAAGATGTTGCAACAGCTCCTGACAACATAACAGTTTTAGGAAAAGAAAAACTAATTGACACTGCAAAAGTAGCAGAGAACTCTATTCCGGAAGTAGACAGCGGTAGAGGTGGAGATAGCGCAAGTGCTATTTCAAGACAGGGTGCTTTACCACCACCTGATGCTGATGAACCAATTACAACAAAAAAAACGGATACTGAACAAAAAACAAAAGGAGACCCTACTAAAAAAAATGTAAGTAATGCAAATCAAGATACAATAAATGCTGCTTCACCATTTAAAGCACAATTAGATTTGGCAAGACAAATTGCAAAAGAAATGAGACAAGGTAAAACATCGAATGCAAATTTAGTATTTTTAACTAACCTTGCTTCAGGATTGTTAACTGGCACTACAAAAAAAGGTGGGGTTGGAGGAGCTTTAGAAGTATTTGGAGCTGCATTAGGTCCAGCTGTAAACAACATGGTTATGGTTAAAATGAAAGAAGATGAGATAGAACAAAATCTTCTTGGAAGAGCATTAGAGTTTTCAACAGATTTCTTAAAAGCACAAAATCAAGCATTTGAAATGCCTGATACAAAAAGCGTTGGTGTAATTCAATATACAAATGAGGCAGGTAGAATTGTAAACGTGCCAGGTCGTATTTTAGCAGATGGTACAAAACAAAGAGCAACAGGCACTGCAAATGCAGCTGGTGTTTATAATTATGTGACAGTTGATCCTGGCTTAAACTTTATAGCTAACGAAGATATGAATAAAGAAACTTTAGAGCTAGCTAAAAGTATTGCAGGTAAGTATGCAGCAGTTAATTTAATAAATAGAAGTTTAGGTATTATTCAATCAGGTGAAGCAAGAGGAGGTGTTACTGGTGCTATTGGATTATACGGAGGTCGTTTAAGTGAAGCATTAGGTGATGTTTTATCATTTGCAAAAATAGGTGGTGATAGTAAAGCAGAACTTAAAGCTGCTGGTCAAGCCATGTTTAATATAGAACAGAAAAAAGTTGCAAATGCTTTAGTAGCTGCAGGA